TATTAAAATTTTAATAAAATTTTGATAAACCGCAATCAGGACTGAGTTCCGCCCGTTACTAAAGTTGCAGAGAAATTTCAAACATTTGTTGTTTTTAAATTCCTACTCTGTCCCCTTTTATAATTTCAACGCGTGGATACGTTCATCGAAGATAGGTGCTGGTTTTTCAACCGGTCAGACTATCATTGGATACTGTTTACTTTGTGAGCATATTTTATCTTTTGCTGTGCCTTTGATTTGAATCAAAGAATATCAGAAATTAGTGTAAACTCTTCTGTTAGTGTGTGGGTGCTACAAGCTTTGCTTTATTAAATAATATGGCTTGTTTAACTTTACATAAGGAGCAGAGCAGTTATGCTTTGATACCTCATTTTATGAGCAGTGATGTAAGGTGGTTGTTGCGTTGCTATACACACGTCAATACCTTCCTCCCTGAGTTTCCAGTTACAACCAGATTGGCCCGATTGCGAGATAAGCACTTTGACTTACTTTGTTTGGGCTATGGTGCTTATTTGACACATCGTAATGCTATGGCAGTTGAACCGTTGGAGATATGCCAGGCAGATTTTATATTTGAAGATTTTCATCAGTTTCTGTGTGAGAAAGTTTCTGGAAATGGAGGAATTTCCCACTTCCGAACTTACATCAATGTTTGCTTTGGTACATATTTTGGAGAACTGATAGAGTTCAGTGCACTTGTGCTTGATGAGAGCGAGGATCAAGATTTTGATTTACAAGGACTACGTGATTGCATAAGCAGCGTAGCTTCTTACATACCTCTCCAAGTTTCGGTTGCTGTTGAGTGGACCACTGATAGGATCATTGATGGCATTAAGAAGAGATTCCAGGCCGTTGTTGCAGAATGGTGCCCTATGGCAATGCAGGCATGTTCATGGCTTGCAAACATATGGGACAAGGTTAAGGAATGGGTTGAAGAGGCCATTAAAACGATGACCTGGTTTCTCGAAGGAGCAAGGGAGTTGTTTTATTACGGTGTTTCTATTCTTACAGCAAGCTGTGCTATAGGCATAGTGGAGAAGATACTGGTGGCAACTGGTATGATAGGAGCAAATTGTGGACTAGTCCAAGCATTCTTGTCAAGTGCAGTGTTAACAGGAGGACTGTTGTCATTCACGAAGAAAGGGCAATTTAAAGATGCTACGACAATGGTTTCGTTGGTTTCAGTTATGGCAGGAGTAATTGCCTCAACAGTGTCAGCTCTTTTTGGAGCACCGGCTGTAGTGGCCTTTCAAGGTCCTGTCGAGCTTTTAGAAGGCGCTGCTGCTGCATTGAGTGTTTTTTGTGATACTACCCTTCTTTCTATGGGCAAAACGTGTCAGGCAGTCAATCAGATCAATACATGCGCTGGCAATTTAAAAGCAATAGTTGGAAAAATTTTCACAATGCTTCAGGATTTCGTTTGGAAGATTTTTGGTATGGAGTCTCGTTTTCTGCGAGACGCTTCCTTAATGTTTGAGGAAGATGTTGATCAATGGTTGAAAGACATTGCAGAGTGTGAAGATACATACCTTGAGAAAGCATACGCATCACAAGATGATATCATGAAAATGCAATGTCTCATAAAGAAAGGTCATGATATGCGTTCCAAGGTGCTTAAGGTTACAAGCAGGATTTCTCCTGTTCTTGCAAACACAGTTACGCGGGGTGTAGAGGCCATCGAGAAGCTGATGAGAACTAGCTTATGTCAAGGGATACGAGCTTCACGCAAGATTCCATTTGTTGTTTATGCGTATGGAGCTTCCAGAACTGGTAAGACATTGGTGGTCGACAAGCTGATTTCAGATTTCCAGGAGCACTTTGGCTTGGGAAAGAACACTGTTTACAGTAGAAATCCTATTGATCAATACTGGAGTGGTTATCGCAGACAACCAATTGTGAACATTGATGATTTTGGAGCAGTTGCATGTGATCCTTCCATGGAAGCTCAGATGATACCTCTTGTTTCAAGCTCACCGATGCCCTTAACAATGGCGGCAGTTGAAGAAAAAGGACTAATGTTTGATTCCAAGTTCATCTTTTGCTCATCCAATTTATTGGAAGCAAGTCCAGAAAGTAAAGTCCATGATAATCAGGCCTTCAGGAACAGGAGACATGTTCTAATACACGTTACCCTTGATGAGGAGAAGGAGTACAACATGCATGATTTTACTGCGAACCAAAAGTACAAGATTCTCAAGTATGACAAAGGAACATATGTCGTGCAGAATGAATTTACTTCTTATGGAGATCTGTTGACCTTTTGTCTTACCAAATGGGAAGAGCATGAAGCAGAGCAAACTGCGAATCTAGCTAAGAAGTTGGAAGAACCTGCACTCATTGGTGACTTCAGAAGCTTTGAGGTTATGTTTTCAGGCATGATTTTGAAGAGCGTTGATGGTAGGATCAAAGAGCATAGTGACGAAAAAACAGGAAGAAAGTTTTACGATTTTGTCAGCTTTCGACGTAAAGACAAGTTATGGCATTTCACAGTAGATTCAAATGGCAAAGCGAATATGTGGTCCGAGAAAATACCCAGCGAAGAACTGTCAGAGAAAGAGCTTGTCTCACAAGATATCTTGCGCCGATGTTACGAAATGCTTCGTTTCAACGAAGACACCAACCTGATAATTAGAATGCATCTCAAGGATCTTGCACGAGAGGATTTTTATGATGACAAGATGCGCTTTATTGGCAAGTTTGGAAATGAACACATTCAAGCTCAGATGCAGCCAACACTAGATAACATGTTAGACTGGCACAAGATTGTTTTGTGTGGTATGGGTGCTATGCAAGATAGAAGATCACCTACCAAATGGTATGAGGGCCTAGTTGACAAAATTAAGGATGCTATGTACACCGTTTACAGCAAGGAAATTGCAGAATGGCCTTTGGGTCTCAAAATTGTTGTGGGCGTGTTGATTTCATCACTTATGGGCTCTGGACTCTGGGGTCTGATGAGTGTTTTGCAAGGAGCAGGAAATACTGCAGCTCTCGGAGTTGCTGCGGCTACAGGGTTCAGCAAATACAGCAAAGAGGACATTGCAGTGGCACAGAGCCGAAAACCGAACAGATATGATGTTGCTCAGTACAAGTACAGGAATGTTCCTATAACTAAGCGAGCTTGGGCCCAGGGAGTGATGCCTCTTGAGCATGCTACGGCAATGATATTTGACAAAATCAAGGCAAGTATGCAATATGGTCGCACAGAGGTGCAGATTGCTATTGCACCAGGGAGGCGCTTCATTGGCTACACGCATTTCTTTCGAAACATTACTACACCAATACGTGTCAGAATAAACACAGCTACAGGCTCAAGACATCTTTTCTACAAACCAGAGAACATGAAGTACTTTGAAGACAGTGAACTATGTGTTTATGAGGACAACACGCTGGAAGATTTGCCAGGCACGAGCTGGGATCTGTTTTGCTGGGATTTTGAGAAGGTACAGCAGACCTCTTTCAAGGCACTCTTTTTGTCATGTAAGAGAAAGGCAGCTACAGGCTTACCCAATCCTGAATGGGCAGACATTGATGTTAGAACCAAGACAGAATCTTTGATGATAAATGAAGGTGATTATGCACGTGTGCTGCCCAGATTTTTGGAATATATGGCTCCTACTGTTAACTACGATTGTGGATCACTGATAGTTGCTGAAGTTGAGGGAACCTATAAGGTTGTTGGCATACATGTTGCTGGATCAGGAGGAACAAAAGGCTACGCTTGTTTTTTACCACCACTTGTTAGAAAAGCACAAGCTCAACATGCTCAACAGTACTTTGATTACCTTGCTTTTGAGGAAAGAGAGGGTGATGGCATAGCCAGGATCGCCACTCTGAAGAAAGGCATTCATATCCCTGTTCCAACCAAAACGTCTCTCGTGGAAACGCCAGCTGAAATGCACCTGGACACACCTTGTGACAAATATCCCAGTATTTTATCTAACACAGATCCTCGTCTTGAGGTTTCTGGCGTGACAGATTATGATCCTTTTAAAGCAGGCATTTTGAAGTACCAGAACCCAATGGGAGAACTAGATCAGGATTTGCTTCAGGAAGTATGTGATGAAATAGAGGAAACATGGAGAGATTGCCAGGAGGAGTTTGAAACGTTCGAGGAAGTGAGTTTGGAAGAAGCTATCAATGGAATCAAAGGAATGGAATACATGGAACGAATCCCGATGGCAACGTCTGAGGGCTTTCCACATATCTTAACGAGATCTCATGGAGAGAAAGGGAAAATCCGATTCGTTGAAGGTGATGGTGAAGACTTGACTTTGTTGCCAAACACTAGTGTGACGGAAGCACTGGACATCATGGAAGAGCATCTGGAGCATGAAGTGCCAACTTTGATTGGGATAGAATGTCCCAAAGATGAGAAATTGCCATACAGAAAGATTTTTGAGAAGCCTAAAACACGTTGTTTTTCTATACTTCCGATGGAGTACAATCTTTTGGTACGACGCCGTTTCCTAAAGTTTGTTAGATTCATTATGAAGAGAAGAGACATTTTGCCGTGCCAGGTTGGTATAAATCCGTATGGAATGGAATGGACAGATTTGGCTGCACGCTTGAAGAGCAAGGGTAATAATGTGCTTTGCTGTGATTACAGTAGTTTTGATGGTCTATTGTCTAAACAAGTTATGGCGGCTATGGCTAGCATGATAAACTCCTTTTGTGGAGGAGACACAAGTATCAAAAGAAAACGAGAAAATTTGTTGATGGCATGTTGTTCTCGCTATGCCATTTGCAAGTCTGATGTCTGGCGTGTTGAATGTGGGATACCATCTGGGTTTCCACTCACTGTGATATGTAATTCCATCTTCAATGAAATTCTCATACGCTACAGTTTCAAAGCTATTATGCGCAAGCAGAAAGTTCCAGGCCTTATTTCAATAAGCTTTGACAAGTATGTTGGAATGGTTACATATGGGGATGACAACTTGCTTTCTGTGAGTGAAGTTGTTAAACCCTATTTTGATGGAAAGAGGCTGAAGGAGTTTTTGGCAAAGCATAAGGTTGTGATTACAGATGGGAAAGACAAGACCAGTCCTTACTTACTTTTTCGCAGGCTAGAAGATTGTGACTTTTTGAAGCGAGGTTTCAGGAAGGATAAGAATGGCATCTTTTGGAATGCTCCTGAAGAGAAAGAGAGTTTGTGGGCACAGTTGCATTATATAAATGTTACCAATTTAGAGCAACATGAGGCCTATAAAACAAATTTGGTGAATGTGCTACGTGAGCTGTATATGTGGGATGTTAATGAGTGTTCTGCTCTTAGGAAGAAAGCTCTACAACGTGTGGAGTGGCTGGTGCCATCAGATCTCCCTACAGTTGCCCAAATAGAAGAGTGGTATGCTACATGTCGAGGAAGATATATGCCAGATTCAGCGGATTCTATCAACTTCCTCTTAGACCAGGAACACTTAGGGCCTTTGTTGGCACCACAGGGTGTACAGAGAGGAGTGCGTTTAACTGACCAAGTCCGTACTGTTAATCTTGCACATGAGAACCACACCACACGAAAACCAGGAGAGTTGTGGATACTGTGTCAAACGCTATATCCCCATAGCATGCTTCCTGAAGGAGTTAGAGCGATCAACTGGCCACTTGGCACAGGTAGGGGAGGATTGCCCACCACATCTTGGGTGGAAGAAAATGTCAAGCGTCCGACTTCGGAAATCAGGAAAACCATAAGTGCAGCCCTCAAAAGAGGAGAACAGATTGTTTTTGCAACGCGTGACAACATTCTGCCATGTAATATGCTAGCTGTTTTGTTTTTAGTCATTGAAGGTAGCATAAAGGTTGAAACAAGCAACATGATCATTTCAGCGGTCATTCAGCAGTGTAAAACTTTAGGATATTTAGTTAGAGAGTGTGATTTTGCTTTCTTTGCAACATAGATTTAGTTTTACGTCTGCTTTGTGTGTTTGACAGTCTGTGGAAACACACTGGTTCATGAGACAGGACCACCTAGGAGGTAGGACTCTGGGTTTAGTTGTCTCTTTTGTTGTTTGACTATTCTAAAATAAGTAATTTTGTAATAATTAGTTTCTTAGTTGATATATATTATTACTTTTTTATT